GCTGGTTCTTTAGGTAATTCACTTAAAGTTTCAGTATGTGGTGGGCCAGATGCTTATTACAAAGCGTCCAAAACAACACTCGGTGCAGCGGAGGCAGCAGGTCAAACTGCTATTACTCTTGCAAGTGGTGGTGGTGCGTTATGTAAAGTTCGAGACATCGTAACATTCGGTGCAACAACCCAACAATATCGAATCACAGCAATCAACACAGACGTGATATCAATCGAAGCATTAGGTCAACCAGCAGGAACAGGACTTACAGCATCAGCTGCAAACGGTTCTACTCTTAATAGATACTGGGAATACTATGCATCATTTGATAAAGCTCCAAGTAAATCTGCATCAGCATTAACTGCTGGTGGAGCTCATGACGAGATTCACGTAGTCGTTGCAGACGAAGACGGTGCAATTACAGGAACACCTCATGCAATTTTAGAAACTTACGGATTTGTATCTCTTGCGTCTGACGCAAAAGACTCAAGTGGTGAGTCTAACTATTACAAAAAAGTAATAGGTTCTAAATCTGACTGGGTATTCTGGGCATATCATTCAACAGCAATGGTTGCTACTGCAAACGAAAACAGAACACACGCAGTTTCAATCGGAACAACATTCGGTAGACCAGCATTGCCTGAGAATACATCTCTAGCAAATGGTGCTGACGGAAGAACACCAACAGCAGCTCAGAAGTACGGTGCATGGGAAGACCATTTCAAAGATGGACAAACTTCAGACATCTCATTCTTAATTACTGGTTCTTCAAGAACAGACAACGGAAGTGGAACAGACCAAGATATTCTTGCAGACTGGACTACATTAGCAAACCAAGCAGTATTAATCTGTGAAGGTAGAAAGGATTGTATTGCAATCATTTCCCCAAGACGTGCAGACGTAGTTGGTGTGACTTCAGAGTCAACACAGTCAACTAACGTTATCACAACTGCTAATAGCATGTCATCAAGTTCATATGCCGTATTAGACAGCGGATGGACATACCAATATGACCGTTACAACGATAAGTACTGTTACGTACCTGCTAACGGACATACAGCAGGCATAATGGCAAGGTCTGACCTACTAAGAGATGCATGGTTCTCACCAGCAGGATTCTCAAGAGGACAGTACCTAGGAATTACTAAACTTGCGTTTAACCCTTCACAAGCATCTAGAGATGACTTGTACAGAGCAAGAGTTAATCCAGTAGTAACATTCCCAGGCCAAGGAACAATTCTTTACGGTGACAAGACAGCATTAACTTCTCCATCAGCATTTGATAGAATTAATGTCAGAAGATTATTCATAGTATTAGAAAAGGCAATATCAACAGCTGCTAAAGCACAACTCTTTGAATTCAATGATGCATTCACAAGAGCTCAATTTAGAAGTACTGTAGAACCTTTCCTAAGAGATGTAAAAAACAGAAGAGGACTAGTAGATTTCTCAGTAGTTTGTGACGAAACAAACAACACTGACTCGGTCATCGATAGAAATGAATTTGTATGTTCTATCTTTGTGAAACCTTCTAGAAGTATTAACTTTATCACTCTTAACTTCGTGGCTGCAAGGTCGGGTGTTGAGTTTAGTGAAATTTATGGTGCAGTTTAAGGAGTATAAAACATGGCAACAATAGACCAATTTAAAGCACAACTAATCGGTGGTGGCCCAAGAGCAAACCGTTTTAGAGTATTCTTACCAAGAGCTGGAAACAATATCGAGTTCATGTGTAAAGGTGCAAACATCCCAGCTGCAACACTAGGTGAAGTTGTGATTCCTTTCAGAGGACACAACCTTAAGTTAGCAGGAGAAAGAACTTTTGCTGACTGGTCAGTAACTATCATCAATGACATGGAATTTTCAGCAAGAACTGCTCTAGAAGCATGGCAGATGGAAATCCAAGCAATGGATAGTGGCGAAGGTGCTACGACAACAGACTACTTACTAAGTAGAGCGTTTGTAGAACAGTTAAATAAAGATGACTCCGTACTGGCGAGATATGAGTTCTTCAACATGTTCCCTAAAAACATCGGTGAAATAGCGTTAAGTTATGAAACAGTAGATGCTTTAGAAGAGTTCACAGTTGATTTGACCTTCTCTCACTGGGAAAGAGTTCTTTAACAAGAGTGAAAAACACCACTTTTAAGTGGTATAAATATTAGTATGGAAATTTTAGGATTTGAAATATCTCGTAAAAGAGATGACTTACGAACAAAGGAGTTGCCTCGAGCACCTTCTTTTGTTCCACCAGTTGACGATGATGGGACACCTGTCATTCAACAACAAAGTGGTTTCGTATCGGGTGGAGCATATGGTGCTTACATCGATATGGAAGGCGGTATCAAGAATGAGGCAGAACTCATTCGTCGATATCGTGAGATATCTTTGGTGCCAGAGTGTGACTCTGCAATTGAAGATATCATTAATGAGTGTATCACTTCGGATAGTGCCGATAGGATAGTGTCACTCGACCTCAGAGATGTGAAACTCTCTGACAGTATCAAAGGAAAGATACAAGACGAGTTTTATAATATCTTATCAATGATGAAGTTCAATCAGAACTCTCATGAAATATTTCGAAAATGGTACGTGGATGGAAGAGTATACTTCCATAAAGTTGTCGACGCTCAAAATACTAAAAAAGGTATAGTCGACTTAAGGAACATTGACCCTATTAAAATTAAGAAGGTCAGAAACATTGAAAAGGAAAGAGACCCTAAGACTAAGGTTGAAAGAGTTTCAAAGATAGAAGAGTTCTTCGTATTCAATGATAAAGGATTTGATAAGTCCAGTGCAGCGGAAGGAAATACTGTACGAATTGCACCCGAGGCGGTTACATATACGACTTCGGGATTACTTGACTACACTAAAAATGTAGTTATAGGGTATCTGCACAAAGCATTGAAGACTGCAAACCAGTTATCAATGATGGAAGATGCACTTGTTATTTACAGAATATCAAGGGCTCCTGAAAGAAGAATATTCTACATAGACGTAGGTAACCTTCCAAAGGCAAAGGCAGAACAGTATCTTGCTGATGTAATGAACCGATACAAGAACAAGTTGGTTTACAATGCAGATACAGGTGAAATCAAAGATGATAGAAAACATATGAGTATGTTGGAAGATTTTTGGTTACCGAGAAGAGAAGGTGGTAGAGGAACGGAGATTACTACATTGCCAGGCGGACAAAACCTAGCAGATATAGATGATATAGAATACTTCAAGAAGAAGTTATATCAGTCTCTAAACGTACCTTCATCTAGAATGGAAGCAGACAATGGATTTAACATGGGTCGTGCTTCAGAGATTTCTAGAGATGAACTTAAGTTTAATAAGTTCACAAACAGACTTCAAAAGAAGTTTGCAAGAGTTTTTACAGACGTTCTTCATACACAATTAGTGTTGAAGGAAATAGTAACTGGTGATGAGTTCGATAAATTTAAGGACTTTCTCCAGTATGATTTTACAACCGACAACCATTTTACAGAGTTGAAGGATGCAGAGATTTTAAGAGAGAGGTTAGATACTCTTTCTCAAGCTTCTGAATATGTTGGTAAGTACTACTCCGACGATTACGTTAGAAAGTACATACTAAGACAGACAGAAGAAGACATTAAAATCATCGATGCTCAGATTGCTAAAGAAGGCAGTTCAGAGGATGAAGATGAAGATGACAGTGGTTTTTAGGAGATATAAATAATGAGTAGTGAAATAGCAAAACAAATAGTAGACCAAATACAAAATGGTCAATTGGAAGCTGCAAAGGGTTCTATCGGAGATGGAATTAAAGTAGCAGCTGCTGATGCAGTCGACATGAAACGAGTTAATGCTCAAGTCGATTGGATGGATGCACCACAGGAACCTACAGGAGAGTAGAGTTGAAAAGTTTTAAAGCATTACAATTTGAGTTGAACGAGGCAAAAATAAAGTTGCCTAGTGGTTCAAAAGAACTCAAAACGGATGTTGCAAAACTTGGTGGTAAGAAAGTATCTATTGCATACGTGCAAAACAAGAAGAACAAAGTTGATGTGTATGTGGATGGTAGACTCTTTAGTGGTGATGCATCATATAAAGATTTAAAATCTGCAGAGAAAGAAATGAAAGACATCAAAGCAGTAATGAAAACAATGGCCGAAGAAGGTATACAAATCGAGGAGATTATAGATGAAATTAATATCAGAGTATAACGACTATCAGATGAGTCCAGTAATCATCGAAGAGAATGCTAAGGGCCAAAAAGAATACTTCATAGAAGGAGTATTCATGCAATCAGAAATTAAGAATCGTAACGGAAGAGTTTATCCTAAAGAGATAATGCAGAAAGAAGTTAACCGTTATAGAAAAGAATTCGTTGAGAAGGATAGAGCATTTGGAGAACTCGGACATCCCGAGGGCCCGACTATCAATCTTGACAAAGTGTCTCATTTAATTACATCTTTAGAAGAAGATGGTAACAATTATATTGGACGTGCAAAGATTTTGAGCACACCAAACGGTCAGATTGTAAGAAATCTAATCGATGATGGTGCCAAATTAGGTGTATCATCTAGAGGATTAGGTTCCTTAGAAGAAAAAGGTGGTGCTCAATACGTAAAAAGTGACTTCCAATTGGCAACAGCAGCCGATATTGTTGCAGACCCATCTGCTCCCGAGGCCTTCGTTGAAGGTATATACGAGGGTGTAGAGTGGATTATGTCTAACGGTATATTGAAAGCAGTTGATTCAGAGAGCATGAGAACCCAATTAAGGGGTGCTAAACTGAATAAATTAGAAGAAACTAAGTTAAATCTATGGAAAAGGTTTGTTGAAAGCCTATAACATATAAATAAAAAAGTAAACTCAAACAGGAGAAAAACATGGCAGAGTTAGAAAATAACCTAGAAAGTACAGAAGTAGATGTTTCTGAAGTGAAACAGCCTACCGACGGTGCTACAAAAGGTGACGCGAAACCTGTGAAACAAGGTTCATCAGATGCAGAGTCAATTGGCTCAGGCAAAGTTGAAGTCGTCAAACCTGAAGAAAATCCTGTTGACAAAGCAGTTGCAGCTCAGAAGAAAGCAGAAAATGTCAAAGCCGTAAAGGGTGATGCACATCAAAAGAATGCTGATAAAGCTGACAAGCAACCTAAACTTGCAAAAGTTTCAGAAGAAGAAGAAGAATCCAAAGATGTTGTTAAAGCAACTAAGATGGAATCAATCAAAGCTATCGTCAACAACATGAAGGAAATGACTAAGGAAGAACTTCAAAGTAGATTTAGTTCTATATCAGAAGAAGAAGTTGACGAGACCTTGACTAAAGCAGAAGTAGCAAGAAAAATTGTTGAATCACTAAAGTCTATGGACGAAGAAGCAGTTGCAGAACTTGCTGAAAAGTGGTCAGAAAAAGAAGAAGAGGAAGAAGAAGTCAAAGAAGAAAACGTTGACGAAGAAACTTCTGCAGAACTCGAAGCAAACCTAGTCGAGATTGAAGTAGAAGACGACCTATCTAAAATCTCAGAAGCACTAGACCTATCAGATGAAAATGCTGATAAAGCTAGAACAATCTTTAAGGCTGCAGTCTCATCTAAAATAGAAGAGATTAAAGAGTCTTTAGAATCACAATATTCAGAAGAATTAAAATCCTCAGTGGAAAAAATCAAAGCTGACCTTGCGGAAGGCGTTGACAAATATCTTTCATATGTTGCAGAAGAGTGGACGAAAGAAAACGAACTTGCAATAGAAAGAGGATTGAGAGCAGAGATGACAGAAAACTTTATCGATGGATTGAAAACATTGTTCACAGAACATTATGTTGACGTTCCCGAAGATAAGTATAATGTTATCGATGAACTCGCAAATCGTCTCGACGAGATGGAACAGAAACTTGATGGTGAAGTCAGTAGAAATATTGATGTCACAGAAGAGTTAGATGCCCTCAAGAGAAGTAACGTGGTAAAGACAGCTGGTGACAGTTTGTCCGAATCACAAAAAGAGAAGCTAGAATCATTATCAAATGGTGTGGACTTCAAAGACGAGGCAGACTTCGCTGAGAAGATTGCTGAAATCGCAGAAGCATATTTCCCATCAATTGATGTTGATAAACTAGTTGAGGATACTATTGTAGAAGAAGGAACAGGGGAGATTTCTGAAAAGAAAGAACCTAAACTTGCTCCCGATATGCAACAGTACACTCAAGCAATAACTAAACTAAAACCATTAGGTTAATTTAAAGGAAAAATAAAATGTTTTTATCAGAAAACTTACAAGAAAAGTGGGCGCCGATTCTAGAACACTCCGATTTACCAAAAATCGAAGATAGCTACAAGCGTGCGGTTACTGCAGTAATTCTTGAAAACCAAGAGAAGGCCCTCTTCGAAGAAGGTCAACAATTGGAAGAAGCTGCACCTTTAAATGCTACTGGAGCTTCTGCAGTTGCTAACTGGAATCCTATATTGATTTCATTAGTACGTAGAGCTATGCCAAATCTCGTTGCATACGACATTTGTGGTGTTCAACCAATGACAGGCCCAACAGGTCTTATCTTTGCTATGAAAGCAAGATACAACGACTATCCGACAGCTGGAAGAGAAGGTAAAACTGAAGCGTTATTTAACGAAGCAGATACTAGATACTCTAATCAGAATCAGACCGTTGCAGATGGGGCCCAAGCGACCCAAAATTCTGACCCTTTTAACTCCGACTATGCTTCGCATACAGGAGCAGGGATGTCTACAGCAAGTGCAGAAGCACTTGGTGATGTTGAAGCATCAAACGGTTTCGCTCAGATGGCATTCAGCATCGAGAAAGCAACTGTTACAGCAAAATCCAGAGCATTAAAAGCTGAGTACACACTCGAATTAGCACAAGACCTCAAAGCAATCCACGGTCTTGATGCAGAATCAGAACTTGCAAATATTCTTTCATCAGAAATTCTTGCAGAAATCAACCGTGAAGTTATCAGAAATGTTAACGTTCAAGCAAAAACAGGTGCTTCGGCAACTGCAACTGCTGGTACGTTCAACTTAGACGTTGACGCAAACGGAAGATGGTCTGTTGAGAAATTCAAAGGATTATTGTTCCAAATCGAAAGAGAGTCAAACCAAATTGCTAAAGATACACGTAGAGGAAAAGGTAACTTTATCCTATGTTCATCTGACGTAGCAAGTGCTCTTTCAATGGCAGGTGTATTAGATTACGCTCCTGCTTTATCTACTAACTTGAACGTTGATGACACTGGCAATACATTTGCTGGTATCCTAAACGGAAGAGTCAAAGTATACGTCGACCCATATGCTGGTGTTGACTACTTGACAGTAGGTTATAGAGGAACTAACCCTTATGATGCTGGTCTTTTCTATTGCCCATACGTACCATTACAAATGGTTCGTGCAGTAGGCGAGAACACGTTCCAACCAAAAATCGGTTTCAAAACTAGATATGGTATGGTTTCAAATCCTTTCGTTGGTGCTACACCAGCAGACGGACTTGCAACAGCAGGAACTAACCAGTACTACAGAAAATTTGTTGTTTCAAACATTCTGTAAGAACTTAGGTTCTCATTCCTTAATTGGAATACTAAAAAGGTCTCTTCGGAGACCTTTTTTTTTGGTCTCAGATAAGCGAAACCCCAATCACTTCTAACTCTTCAGCAGGTTAATTGGGGTCTCTAGTTAAGGTCTTCTATCTCACAATCGTTATTTGTTTTTGACTCCATTTTTCAGGCAAGGTAACTAACCTCGGTTTCTCTTAACATGACTTTAAAAATCTCCTTCGGCAACTTGAACCACATTGATTCCTCTTGCTTTCCACATTGCAACAACTTTGTTTCTGTCGTCATAGACAACGTCGATTTTACCACCGAACTCTTCAAATTTATCTGCAAGTTCGGACTTGAATACTTCATCGGGTCTGAAGTCACCATCGGGTCTAAGGAAAAGACCTTGGTGTCCAGTACCAATCCACTCAGCAATCTGTGCTTCAGTAAGACTTCTTTGTTCTTCGTTTCTTGCAGAGAAGAATGCAACATCGTCACCTTGGGCAATGTGTTTCTTTGCAATATCACACACCCACTGTACAGGAGTGTCAAATTGAGTCGCCTCTTTGAATGATTTCCAGTCGGTAGGTTGTTGTGTAACGTGATATCTTCTATGCTCTACGTCAGCAATAGTTCCATCAACGTCAAAAATTATAGTTTGTTTTTTCATTATGTACATAGTATAACATTAAAAGCTAGGCATTGTCAAGGCAATAAATACTATTATGAAGATGATTAAGTATGAAGATAATGTTGAAGGGTTCTTTAAGTTTGCAAATAAAACTACTAACGCAGTAGACACAATGTACCTTCCAACTGAAAACCGAGTCAAGAAGGTTATAGAAGTTAAAGGTGAGGAATGGTTCAAGGGTAAGACTATCTTAGAGTTGGGAACTTGCCATGGTTTAATTGGTAGACACTTCGAGAAATTAGGTGCAACAGTTACATATGCAGACGGTAGACAAGAACTACTAGATGCAATTGATACAGACTCAGAGAAGTTGTGTATCAATCATAATGAAGAATGGAGTTATGACAGGAAGTGGGATTTGATTATTCACTTTGGTACTCTGTATCATGTTAAGAACATCTATGATGACTTAAGAAGGGCCTTCAATCATACAGGTGAGATGTTTTTAGAGAGTGCAGTAAACGCACGACCAACTGAAGAACCAAAGTTCAGACAAGAAAAGTATTCTTATATTGACTATGCTCCAAACCAAGAAGCACATATGTTAAAAAATGAAAGAGTATTCAATGGAGTTGACCAGTGGGAAGCTTCATTCAATGATAAACATGTAGAAGACTACCTAGACGAGACAGGTAAGACCTATACACGATACGATGATGAAGATTTGAACACACCTTTTGCTGTCATTACTGAACATGAATGTTATAGAAGAGACATATACAACTGGAAAACAGAACAAGTACATCCTACAAACCCTAAACAAAGTGCTACACTCGGTTCAGTACCACCAAATTTTATCCACTTCCGTAGGTTTTGGCATATTGAAACACCTAAATAAATACATACGGAGAATATTATGAGTTTATATAAAAAAACAGTGAAGGTTCTAGAGGGCCCATGGGAAGCAGAAACGTTTCCAAAAGGTGAGGAGACAACAGATGTCATCTCTAGGAAGACCGTGACAACATATATCCAAGATGGATATCTATGTGAGAACACAGTAACGAGAGAGTACAGAGAGAACGATTACTTCGACACCTCTTCTACTAAAAGGATAGCAAAAATAAATGGTTGATATTAACAAATCAATTCTCAATAAGAATAATTTTAGACTTCTTATTGATAAGATACCTACAACAGAATACTACATTAAGAAGTGTACTATTCCAGGCCTGCAGTTCACTGAAATTGCAGTTGCAGCGGGTGTTGGATTGGATGCATATTTCCCAGGCGACAAGGTTACGTTTGAAAATCTAACAGTCGACTTCTTAGTTGATGAAGATTTACAGAACTTTAAAGAAGTTTATGATTGGATGAATGCAATCGTGCCAATCAAAGACCCAGCAGACTATGGAAGTTACGTGGGCTCTAAACAAACTATACTAGGAACATCATCCGACCTAGGTGGAACAGACAAGGAGATGTCAGACATCACTTTGATTACCACAACAAACAAAAACATACCCAATAGATTCTTTAGATTCCATGACTGTTTTCCAATCAGTTTGAGTGGTCTAGAATTTGAATCGGGTGCAGACGGAGAGGCAGTAGTTGCCACTATAGAGTTTAAATTTACTTACTACGACATAGAAACCACTAGTTAAAACCCCCTTTTTGTGGTATAATATATATTATGACTTTAGAAGAACTAAAAGCCCAATGGGCAAATGACTGTGAAATAGATGATATCGAATTGGATACAGCATCGTTAGAGGTGCCTAAACTCCATGCAAAATATCAAGACTTATTAACCAATAAGATTCTAGTCCTTAAAAAATATCAAACATCCTATAACACTCTACTCAAAGATAAGTGGCTGTGGTTCAATGGGAAAATGGACGATGAAAGAATTCAAGAACTAGGTTGGGTACCCGACCCATTCAATGGTTTAAAAATTATGAAGAATGATATGCAAATCTTTTTCAATGCAGATACCGATTTACAAGAACTCAATGCAAAGATTGAGTACCTTAAAGTTACAGTAGACTTCCTTAAGGAATGTATGCAAAACATAACATGGAGACACCAAACGATTAAGAACACAATCGATTGGAGAAAGTTTATGGCTGGACAATAATGAATAGACACTTGATGACAATAGGCATGGGATATTTTCAACACCTATTTCATGCATGGACAATGGCACTTGCATTGATAATACATGGAGTCTTTCCATCGGTATTAACTAATTATGCAAGTGACAAGATGTGTGACCACGAATGAACCTTCAAAATTATTTATGGTCTTACCCCTCGTTACTAACCTCAGATGAAGTTGAATTCATCAACGGCAAGGCAATGGGGTACCCACTTGAATCGGGTGCAGTAGGACAGGGTGGAAGACTTGACCTAGACCCCGACGGCGAAGACCGTGGTGCCGAAAGAGCAGCTGGTGGAGACGGTGGTAAAGTTGTAGACAATATAAGAGCATCGGATATAAGATGGATTCATAAAGATGCAAAGAAAGTTCTAGGAGACGTTTGGACTAAAGTAGAAGATGCAGTTGCAATGGGTATGAAACAAAGTGGTTGGAATGTAGAGTTAGAAAAACTAGAACCATTACAACATACAACATACAATGCACAACAAGGTCAACGTGGTGGTTTCTATACATGGCATACAGATGCTTCAGATAAGCCATATGCAAACAGTGGTATGATAAGAAAGATTAGTTTCTCTATTCAGTTAACAGACCCCGACGAATATGAAGGTGGTAACTTTCAATGGATAGAAGATATCCGTGCAAAGGATACTCTTACTTCAACAGATTACACAAGAGACATGAGGGATTACTACAGACAGATTCCTAACTCTGCTAAACAAAAGGGGTCATTAATAATGTTCCCATCTTTTGTACACCATCAAGTAACTCCAGTTACACAAGGGTGCCGAACTTCCCTAGTGGGTTGGTTCATCGGATATCCCTACAAGTAAAATGAAAGTCACAGTTTCGAAAGTAGATGAGTGTTTCATGAAAGTCGACTGCGATGACGGTTTGGCTAAAGACCTTCACGATTATTTCTCCTTCACCGTTCCCAACGCAAAATTCATGCCAAGTTATAAGAACAAATGGTGGGATGGTAAGGTCTATCTATTTTCAATTAAAACACACAAGATTTATATCGGATTACTTCCATACGTAGATGAGTTCTGCAGAGAACGAGGATACGAGTTTGAAGGTATACAAGATGTCATTGGTTACAAGCATAAACTAAAAGAATTCAATGTTAAGGATTTGAATTTACCATTTGAACCTAGAGACTATCAGTTAGAAGCATTCAATGAAGCAGTTAAGTATGGAAGACAATTACTATTGTCTCCGACTGCAAGTGGTAAGTCTCTTATCATTTATATGTTAGCACGATACTACGATGTCAAGACAGTTATCATTGTTCCTACCACATCATTAGTAGAACAGATGACAAAAGATTTTCAAGATTATGGATACGACGAACCTATCTGTAAGATATATTCTAAACAGCCCGTGTTTGACGCACCTATCACAGTTACGACATGGCAGTCGTTCAGTAAAGCACCGAAAGAAGTTATGGAGTCTTTTGATATGGTTGTCGGGGATGAAGCACACCTATTCAAAGCAAATGTATTAAAAGGTATTCTTGAGAAGATGAAGAAGACTGCCATAAGAATTGGTTGCACTGGTACACTGGATGGTACAGAAGTACACAGACTACAACTGGAAGGTTTGTTTGGGCCCGTTAAGAAAGTTATCAGTACTAAAGAGTTAATGGATTCGGGAACGATTGCTAATCTTTCTATAGATTGTGTCATACTACGTCATACTAAACAGAAGAAAATGTCCTATCAAGATGAGATGGATTATCTAGTTTCAAATGAAATGCGTAATGATTTCCTATGCAATCTAGTCTACAGTTTAAAAGGTAACACCCTAGTGTTGTTCCAGTTTGTTGAGAAACACGGAACTATTCTACATGCAAAAATGCACAAGAGATTGGGTGACAAACTTCATTATGTTTACGGTGGTACAGATGTTGTAGACCGTGAAGCAGTAAGAGCCTATGTAGAAAAGGCAAACGACAATGTCATACTAGCATCATACGGCACCTTCTCTACAGGTGTCAACATCAAACGCATAGACAACATCGTCTTTGCATCACCATCAAAATCGAGAATCAGAAACCTACAATCTATTGGAAGGGGTCTTCGTAAAGCAGAGGGAAAAAATAGTATGAAGTTATTTGATATATCAGATGACCTACAATGTGAAAATCATACGCTTAATCACCTTAAAGAACGTATAAATATATACAACGAAGAGAACTTTTCATACGAGATAAGGCAATTTGATTTAAAATGACACGACCATCAGAACTAATACCACAGAAATACGAAGTTGTAAAACTTAAGACAGGTAGTGAGCTCGTCGGTATGGTTAGAGAGTCAGCGGAAGGTTTACATATAACCCTACCTATGATATGCCAACTCACCGTGCAAAACGGTATACAAACTCTTGCTACATTCTATCCGTATGCACCTTTAAGTGAAGACTCTATCGTATTGATTCCATCCGACCAAGTAATACACAGGAGTAGTATGAACGAACAGTTCATCCCATTCTACGATGAAGCTTCATCTAGATGGTTAGAGATGGTGGAACAAGGAACAATCCCTCTTACTAATAAGAAGATTGATAATCATGAAATTCAAAGACAATACTTAAACAAAGTAATGACTTCATTATCAGACGAAAACTACGATGAGTTCGAAGAAGATTTCGAATTATTTGATGAGGAAGATGATAGGACGATTCATTAGGTTTTTGAATTGTCTAAATACATGCGTATAAACCACCGTTATAGCAGGTTATACACAGAACTTATAATAAACTTAAAGGAAAACCATGTCCACAGCAATATATTTTGCAAAGAGCATGGTACGAAAAGCTAGAGAAGTTTCAGATAACAAATTCGTTTGTAAAATCTGTGACGCTATCGAATTTCTAGTGCTGATGACTCTTCCATTTGCGTTACCGTTTTTGATAATACTATCATCTGCTGGTTGATGCATAAGCATAAACTACATAAACTACGAGAACAGACAGAGGTTGTATGCCTTTGTCTGATTTTCGTTATATCTTTACTAGCGATGAACCCTAATGTCTGATATAATGATACTACTAACTGGACTTGCCCTGCAAGCAGTAGTAATCATCGCCCTATACTTATATAATCCGAAATGAAAAGTGCTTCCCTCGTATTTTTCATAATCGTCTTACTACCATCATGGGTCTTCCTAGACCGAGAGCCAGGAGCTCTACGAGCAGTTAGAGATATGGAAAAATTCAAACAACAAGTACAGTCACTATGAAAGAAGAGAAACTATTACAGATTGTAAATCTTTCACCTTCGGAAGAATGGATGGAACGTATAGTAGAAATACATCCTATGAAACAAATCTTTTGGGCTACCATAGTGCAAGTCTGTGTTTTTGGATTCATGATGTTAGCATTCTCCTTAATAAACTTCTTTTTGAAAACACCTATATACTAGGTAAGAATAATTTTACAACACACATATACACACAGGAGAAACATATGTCAAACACATCAAAATCAGGCTTCGAAATCCGAGCCGAACTACTATCCCTATCAGAAGGTCTTTTGACCTCTAACTACCAAAGGGAAGTCGACGCCATCTACGCCCACAACGATTCATTCCCAAATGATAAGAAGCCCTTACCATTAAGAGAAATCACAGGTGAAGAAGTTATTAGAACTGCAAGACAATTGAATGAGTTCGTAACAGAGAAGTAATCCTAGCTAAGTATATCCCCCTTGGGACATATTCATTTTATCACATATTTCTCAGAAGTCTATAGGCTTTTTAAAATAAACTTAATAAAGTATAAACTTAAAAAGCCTCTTACAATACGACGATAAACAGGTATAATGTATACATGACTACGAAAAAAGACCCCAAGAAAGCAGAACACTACGTCAATAACAAAGAGTTTACCGCTGCAGTTGCAGAGTTCAACACCCTAGTTAAAGAAGCAGTTGCTGCAAACCAAGTACCACCACGTATGACTGAATATATCGGAGAGTGTATCTATAAGATTGCAACTCGATTATCCACTCGACCTAACTTCATCAACTATACTTACCGTGACGAAATGATTTGTGATGCAATCGAAAATTGTATCCAATATATCCGTAACTTTAACGTTGAAAAATCAAGTAATGCATTTGCCTATGTTACTCAGATTTGTTACTATGCATTCTTAAGAAGAATTCAGAAAGAAAAGAAACAGGTCTACATCAAACAAGCGCAAATCATGGAATCATCTATTACCTTAGATTCATTCTCTACTATCGATGGTCAACATGACCCCACCCTTTCCAACTCTAATGTAGATTGGATGCAAGAGAATATGAATCGTGTAGAATATGAACCACGAAAATCCAAAAACAAAAAAGTAAAAAAAGAAAAGTCACTAGAGAAATTCACTAAAGAATGAAGATAGCGATTCTAAACGATACCCATTGTGGTGTCCGCTCTGATATGATTCAAATGTCTCAGTATCAAGGACGTTTTTATGAGGAAGTATTCTTTCCATATCTAGACGAGCATAACATCAAACAGATTATCCACATGGGTGATTACTTTGATAGACGTAAGTATGTAAACTTTGCATCGATGAAAGCAAACATCGAACACTTTGTTAAACCAATGAACGAAAGGGGAATCAAGATGGACTTGATTCTAGGTAACCATGATACATACTATAAGAATACAAACGATGTTAATAGCCCAGAACTATTATTATATAATGAACCTAACATTACCGTATATGCCGACCCTATTGTAAACGAATATGATGACTTTCCAATTGCACTTGTTCCATGGATTAATTCCGAGAACTATGCAGACATGGTAGACTTCATGCAGAAGGCAGCTGCCACTCACTGTATGGGTCACTTCGAGATAGAAGGTGCATTACTATTACCTAACATGACATGTCAACACGGACTGGATGTATCGTATCTTAAGAGATTCGAACAAGTCTATAGTGGCCACTTCCATCATAAATCAGAAGTAAAGAATGTCAGATACCTAGGTTCACAAATGGAATTCACTTGGTCAGATTATAATGACAAGAAGTACTTCCACATTTTTGATACAGAAACAAAGGAACTTACACCAGTTCATAATCCTTTAACAATGTTTGAGAAAGGATATTACGATGATGCTAAGATAGAAAATTTCGAGGCCCTTCAAGATATGGATTTCTCAAGATTCGAAGGCAAATTTGTAAAGGTTATTGTGGTTAACAAAGACAATCCTTATTGGTTTGATTCATACCTAGATAAGGTACATGCATCTAATCCGATACACGTTGCAGTTGTAGATGACAACAAACACATGGACTTCTTTGACGATGATGAAATCGAAGGAGTCGACGATACCCTAACCATATTATCCAAGTATGTTGATGGGTTAGAGATACAAGGAAAGAAAGAAAAGCTCGACGAGATAATGAAGTCCTTATATAATGAAGCATTGGATGAACATACCTACTTATGATAATATTTGAAACGGTACGATGGAAAAACTTACTTTCATCGGGTAATAAATTTACTGAAATAGAATTAAACGGTCACCAAACCACACTCATTCTAGGTGAGAATGGTGCTGGTAAATCCACACTGTTAGACGCATTATGTTTTGCATTGTATGGACGTGGGTTCAGAAACCTTAAGAAAGAATTACTTATTAATAGTATCAATGAGAAAGGATTGGTAGTAGAATGTGAATTCAAAGTAGGTAAAAAACAATACAAGATTATCCGTGGCGCAAAACCAAACATCTTTGAACTGTACGTAGATAGTGTATTTGTAAACCAAGACGCAACAGTAAGAGACTATCAAGACCATCTAGAACGTAACATTCTAAAGATGTCTTACAGGTCATTTACACAGGTTGCAATCCTAGGTTCTGCTAACTTCACACCCTTTATGCAATTAAGAGCAAAGGATAGAAGGAAATTAGTTGAAGACCTACTAGACATCAACATTTTTACTACTATGATGCAACTACTTCGTAAGAAGAAGTCAGCTCATGCAATCGAACTGAAGGATACCCAACATCAAGTTGAAATTCTAGAAGAAAGACTCAGTGGCTTAAACGAACAAGTTAAAGTGATGACTGAGAATAGGATGCAAAAGATTACTCAATTCGAACAAACTATAATAGATACCAACGTTCACATCGGTGAGCTGATGGATGTCATAGATATTAACGGAAAGGAAATTAAAGAGATTCAATCTACCATTTCCGACAAAGATTCCATCACCAAGAAGTTGAAAGACTTACAGGATATGGAAAAACAACTTACAAATGCTCGTAAGAAAGCACTGAA